CCCACGGATGGACTTTTTGTGTTGTGTCTGATCAAGAAATCAAGAAGGGGCATGGTGGTCGCCGTGCCGGTGCTGGGCGGCCGAAGCAAGCAGTTGACGGCTGCAATGTGGCGGCAAAAGCCGACATGACGCCGCTGGAATACATGCTTGAGGTCATGCGCGATCCCAGGGCGAACAAGGCGCGTCGTGACCGCATGGCCGTCGCTGCGGCGCCGTTCTGCCACGAACGGATGGCGGATAATCGGGTTGGCAAGAAGGAAGTTGCGGCCATGGCGGCGCAGAATCCCGACGCAGGATCTGCGCTTGGCGAGCTCATGGGTCAGCGGCAAGACCACTTAAACTGACATGTGGGATCTGAGCTGCCCGGACTGGCAAGACCGCATCGTTGACGGACGGTCGCTCATCCCTGAGCATTTGCCGCTCAATGAGGCCGAGGCGAGTCTTGGCCTTGCTATATTTGACGAGTTGCGGCTGCCGGACGTGCCGGGCTTGCCGCAGATGCGCGACGCCTGCGGTCCGTGGTTTCGGGACATCGTGCGGGTTGCGTTCGGTTCGTGGTTCCCGGCCGAGCGGCGCCGGATGATTCGCGACATTTTCGCGATGCTGCCGAAGGGGCAGAGCAAGACCACGTATTCTGCCGGATTGCTGCTGACGATCATGTTGATGAACTTGCGGCCGCGGGCGGAAGCGTTGTTTGTCGCGCCGACGCAGGCCATCGCCGAGAATGCGTTTGAGAAGGTTGTTGGAATGATCGAGGCGTCCGACGATCTCAAGCGCCGGTTCCAGACGCGCGATCACATCAAGACGATTGTTGATCGGCGTCCTAAAAACAAATCAGAACTCAAAGTCCGAACGTTCGACGTGAATATTATTTCTGGAACAATCTTGATTGCTGCTCTGGTGGACGAGTTGCACTTGCTCGGCCGCAGTCCACACACGCCGAAGGTCTTGCGCCAGATCAGAGGCGGTCTTGAAAAGACACCGGAAGGGCTGCTTGTGATCACGACGACGCAATCCGACGATATCCCGACGGGGTCGTTCCGGGACGAGCTGCATACCGCGCGGCGCATCCGCGACGGTGAATTCCGCGGCAAGGTCAGTCGCTCGATGTTGCCGGTCATGTATGAATTTCCGCCTGCGATCGCGAAGGATCAGCATCGCTGGGCCGACCCGGCGAACTGGCCGATGGTGATGCCGAATCTCGGCCGCTCGGTGATGTGCGATAGTTTGATCGCGGATTGGGAAACCGAGAAGAGCAAGAACGACCAGGCCATCCGCATCTGGGCTTCGCAGCATCTTAACATCGAGATGGGCGTCGGCTTGATGACCGACGGGTGGCCGGGCGCGGCTTATTGGGCCGATGCGGAGGACGCGACGATCACGATCGAGACACTCATCGAGCGCTCCGAGGTGATCGTGGCTTGCGCTGATGGGGGCGGGCTCGATGATCTGTTCGGCTTTGGACTGATCGGCCGCGACAAGGATACCAAGGACTGGTTAACCTGGTCGCACGCTTGGTGCCACCGCGGCGTGCTGGAACGGCGCAAGGGCATTGCGAGCACATTGCAAACATTTGCCGATGCGGGTGAGCTCACGATCGTCGACGACAAGCTCGACGATATCGACGCCATGGTGGCGATCATTGATCGCGTCAACGAGGCCGGGCTCCTGGCGACGGTGGCGCTTGATGCCGAGGGGCCGTATGGCGAGCTCGTCGACGCGCTTGCCGAGATCGGCGTGACCGAGGACGGCGGGCAGATCGTCGGCGTGGGGCAGGGCTACAAGCTGATGAACGCCATAAAGTCGTCGGAGAGGAAATTGGCCAATGGCACGATGCGGCACGCGAAGTCGGGGCTGATGGACTGGTGCGTCGGGAATGTGAAAATCGAGGCCACGGCCACGGCAATCAGAGCGACCAAACAAAACGCCGGCGACGCGAAGATAGATGCGTGGGCTGCTTTGATGTGCGGCTGTACGGTGATGGTGAAAAACCCGACGCCGGTGCTCGCTATTCCGGAAGTCGCCGCGATGATCGCTTAGAGGGCTTGTCTTTCCGGCGGCCTACAGTTGCATGGTGGGAATGGCACCAATTGGCGAACTGTGTTTATCCCTTCGCGGACATCGTAGCTTTTGCCTTCCCATCCGCAATGGGCGCATTTCCAAAGAACGCAGCGAGCCCATTCACAGGGTACTTCTTGCACTATTTTCAACTCCATTTATCTCCTCCTAGCCGCCCAGCCGTCAATATATCCATTGGATATATCCAATTCAACTAAGGGGTGCGACTGCTGGGGGTTAATTACCATCCAAGGGACTTAAGATATTCCCTGCGGGCGATGCGTTGCTGCAAGCGAGCGGCCTCAAGTCGGGCCAGTGCCTTCTTGGAAAGCTTTTTGGTTGCTTGTGGCAGTTGCTCGATCGTCTTGGCGGGTTGCGTCTGCTTGGTCGTCATCTGCGTTGTCCTTTCTGTTTCATGATTTGATGCGACGGCGTGGTGTGAGTGTTGCCCTTGCCTGTGACTTGGTGTTTCGAGGCTTAACCCCTACCGCGACCTTAGTGGCACCATTGGGTCAGTTGTTCTCACACCGCGTCGTCGCACCGATGCAAGTAATATATAGTATTCGAAGAATAGTGCAAGTAGTAAATGCGACTATTGTAGGTTATTTTTAGACTAAACAAATAAAACAACGATAGCACCAGCATTAGGAGGAGATAATGGCAAACGAGATCAAGAAATTTTGGCTTGTTTATACTGACGGCGGTATCTTAATCGACCGATATGCTACCTACCAAGACGCCAATGCGGAGGCTGGACGCCGCGCGCTCGATGATACTGTTGCCGAGCATTTCATTCTTGAGACGGTTGCAGTCAGATGCGGGTCAGAAAGCTATGGACGGAGGCACCGACCAATTCGCAAGGATAAGACAATTTCTCTCCTACGAAACTCATAAGCCCCTCCAGCATGCGCGTGCATTTCAGAGAAGCAACTCGACTGGATCAAATAGGAACACCGCGATGAGCCCTGAACCTTTCCGCCTGCGCTCTTCTGCCGATACGCCGCCGCCGCCGTTGTTGGCTCGGCGTGATCCGCCGCTTGCACCCGGCAACGTATTTTTGCGTTCAATCGCGGCGCGCGTGCTCGCGAATTTACGGCGCGAGCCGATCGAGATGGTCGCCGCGCGGCAGTGGCCGAATGATCGGGCATTGGCGCAAGTGGTGCGCGCCGTCTCGGCGCCGGCTTTGACGACGACAACTGGATGGGCGGCCGAGCTCGTGCGGCGTGTCGTGCTCGACGGGCTCGATGCAATGGGCTCGACCTATGCCGGCCCGCAAGTGCTTAAGGCCGGGCTTGTGCTGAGCCTCGGAGATGGCGTGGGGAGCATTTCGGTGCCCGGCTTTGTGGCCTCGTCCAGCAATGCGAGTTTTGTCGCCGAGGGCCAGCCGATTCCGGTGCGGCAGCTCGCCGCCGCAGCGACCGTGTTGCAGGCATACAAAGTCGGCGTGATCTCGGTCCTATCGCGCGAGATGGCCGATGGCTCGAATGCGGAAGCGATCATCGGCGATACGCTTGGACTTTCCGCAGGTGCCGCCATCGATGCCGCGCTGTTCGACGCCAACGCAGCGACGACGGCGCGACCTGCCGGATTGCGCAGCGGCATTGCGGCGTTGACCGCAAGCAGTTCGACCGATTTGTGGGAAGCGGCATTTGAGGACATCACCGCGCTTATCAATTCCGTCGGAGCGGTTGGCGCCAATGGGCCGTATATTCTCGTTGCCTCGCCCGGCCGTGCAGCCTCGATGAGCCTGCGCTTTGACGATTCCCAGTTGAAAGTTTTTGGATCGACCGCGGTGGGCAACGATCTCGTTGCCATTGCGCCGGCGGCGCTGGCCGCTGCGCTCTCGCCCGAGCCGCAGGTCGAGACCTCGGGCATGGCGACGCTGCACATGGACATCGCGCCGGCTGCGATTGTTGGCACCGCCGGCGCGGCGGCAGCCGAGGCGCGCTCGCTGTTCCAAACCGACAGCATCGCCGTGAGAATCAGGTGGCCGGTGACATGGGCGCTGCGCGATGTGCGCGGCGTCGCCTGGGTCACGCCGACATGGAAATGATAACAGCCAATCGTCGGCTGCCGGGCCATACGATCTTCGCCGGCTTTGGCGACGAAGGCGATGATCTGCCAGTGCTGCCGCCGATCGTGGCGCATGAGGCGACCGCCGACGGCTGGCGCGGCCTGACCGCGCGCGGTGAGGTGTTTGAGGTGCGCGGCGGTCGCGTGCCGACTGATGATTTCATCGAAATGCGGGACGGCCAGGCTGTTGGCCGCCGGGCGATCACGAATGAGCGCGCTGTCGATCTCGGCCGCTATCTCGATCACTTCGGCCGCGCGATCGAACTCTATCGCGCCAACCAGTGCGATGCCGCGCTGGCCGAGATCGACGCCGCGGTTGCGCTCGCCCCGACGGTGCAGGCGCGCTTCAACCGTGCGATGATCCTGCTTGCTGGCGGGCGATGGCGCGAGGGCTTCGCGCAGTATGAGGATCGGCTTGAATTCGGCTCTCCGCCGTTTCCGCTGCCACCGGCCGGCATACAGCGATGGCTCGGTGAGGACCTTGCCGGCAAGACGCTCCTCCTCGTTTCCGAGCAGGGCTTCGGCGACACGATCATGTGCTTGCGCTTCGTGCCGATGCTTTGCGTGATGGGTGCCGATGTCGTGCTCGACGTGCCGGAGGCGCTGGAGCGTCTCGCCGCGCCGGTCGCCCGTCTCGCTGCGCCGGTGCGTGAGTACTTTGATTTCTGGTGTCCGATGCTTTCGCTCTTGCATGTGCTCGGCGTGACGCCGCAGTCCGTGCCGACCACGCCGTATCTCAATGTCGATGCGTCGCTTGCGGCGGCTATGCACGAAACGATCGACCGTGCCGGGGGGCGCAAGCGGGTCGGCATTGCGTGGTCGGCCGGGAGCGTTGTCGATGGCGACTTCCCGCGCGCAATTCCGCTGCCGCTTCTCGTTAACGTGCTCGGCGGGGATGATATCGAGCTTTACAGCTTGCAGGCGCAGGGTGCCACCGAGGCGGCTGCATTTGGTGTGCAAACACCGGAGCTTGCCGACTTCGCCGACGTTGCGGCGCTGGCGTCGCTCATGGATCAGATTGTATCGATTGACACCGCGGCGCTCCACGTTGCCGGCGCGATCGGGCATCCGAACGTGAGCGCGCTGCTCTCGCATTGGTGCTCGTGGCGGTGGCGCGGAAATCTTTTCTATCCGGCGATCAAACTGTGCCGCCAAACCGCGCCCGGCGATTGGGCGAGCGCCTTGGCGCAAATCTAACAACCGAGGAGCGCGTTCATGCACAAGAACGAACCCGATGCGGTCGTGCGCAAGACGCACGCCGAGACTGTGCAAGGCATGAGCTTTACACTCAGCGACGAAACGCCAGATCGCATGGGCGACGTTATTTTGTCGAGCGCGTGGGAACTAACAAATTTCAAAAAAAACCCAATCGCGCTTTTTAATCACTCGCCGAACGCGGTCATAGGCAAATGGAACAATCTGCGGATCGAGGCGCAATCCCTGCGCGGCGAGCTCGATCTCGCGCCGGAAGGCACCTCCGAACGAATCGATGAGATCCGGCGGCTGATTGGTGCCGGCATCTTAAAGGCCACATCCGTCGGCTTCAGGCCGCTCGAGAGCGAGCCGATCAATCCGAAAGATCCGTACGGCGGCCAAATCTTCAAACGCTGCGATTTGGTCGAAACGTCTGTTGTTGCCGTGCCGGCCAACCCCAACGCTCTGGCAATCGCAAAGTCTCTTGGAATTTCCGCCGATACGCTCGATCTCGTCTTCGCCGGGCAAGGCAATGAAGACAGGATCAAAAGGCGCGTCGGCGTCACCGGCGGGCAAGCCGAAACGTCTCGTAATGGAAAGGGCAGCGCCATGTCGCTCGCTCAACGGATTACTGATGTCGAAACAGCGATCAATGATCGCAAGGATAAGCTCGCTGCCCACATCGCGAAGCTCGATGACTCGAACGTGAGCGACGCAGATCTACAGACTGGCTCCGAGTTGAAGAATGATGTCGTGCGGCTCGAAAAAACCCGCGAAATGCTGATCGATGCGGAAAAGCTAAATGCGAAGTCAATCGATGGTGGCAATGGTGCCGAATCTCGGTCGCTTGCATTGTTCTCGCCCGAGCAACCTCGCGCAGCATCGCCATCGTCGCCGGCGATCATCGTTAATCGCAAGAAGGATCTCAGCGCGCTCGATTACTATGTTCAGTCTGCTACCGTCGCGCTGCGGGCCAAGGAATGGGGCCGCCAGCCGGACGAGGCGCTGCGGAAGATTTACGGCGACAATGAAGAGCTCAAGATTGCCTGCGATCTCCTCATCCGGGCGGCGAGTGCGCCGGCATTGACGACCGTCACTGGGTGGGCCAAAGAGCTCGTCCAGCCTAAATATGAAGATCTCATGCCGTTGTTGATGCCCAAGGCGATATTGACGCGCCTGGCGGCACGCGGACTGACGCTCGATTTCGGCACTGCGGGCCAGATCATCATTCCGACGCGCTCGCGCACGCCGACGATTGCGGGAAGTTTTGTCGGCGAGGCACAGCCGATCCCGGTGCGGCAAGGTGCGTTCACATCGCAAACAATCACGCCAAAGAAGCTCGGCGTGATCTCGCTTTGGTCACATGAGATGCAAGATTATTCGACGCCGGCAATCGAAGGCGTCATTCGCGAGGCAATGCAGGTCGACACCAGCGTTGCGGTCGATAGCGTCCTGATCGATGCCAACGCGGCGACAACGGTGCGCCCCGCCGGCTTGCTCAATGGCGTGGCCGCGCTCACCGCCACCGCCGGCGGCGGCATCGCGGCGATTCTCGGCGATATCAAGCAACTTATGGCCGCGCTGACGATCGCGACTTACGGCAATTTGAGGTCGCTGGTGTGGTTGATGAACCCAACGGACATGACGACGCTCTCGCTTGCGACCGCCGCGAATACCGGAATCTTTCCGTTCCGCGATGAAATCGGACGCAATATGTTCGCCAACATTCCGGTGATCGATTCCTCAACTGTGCCGGCAAAGACGGTGATCCTCCTCGACGCCGCCGACTTCGTCACCGCCGGCGCTGGTGCGCCGTCGTTCATGGTGTCGGACCAGGCGACGGTCCATCTTGAAGATACTTCGCCGCAGCAACTTGCCACCGTCGGTACACCGAACGTCGTGGCCGCACCACAGCAGTCGCTCTTCCAGACG